ATGGCGTTATTAAAATGTATAGAGTGTGGACATGATGTATCGGAATATGCACAGGCTTGTCCGCACTGTGGCTGCCCAGTAAACATAATTAAGCAAAAACAGGATGAATATGCGGTTACAAAAAATGTGCAAGTGTCAGAGACAAGTAGTGAGTGTGGCAGCGAGATATTATGTAACGATAGTCAGAGTTGTTGTCCTGATGATTCCGTTAAAGAATCAGAAGAAAAAATCATCTGTAAGGTTAACGGAGTAGATCATGATTTTACACAAATTTATTCTGATTTAATGAAAGTATCCCAAAAGAAAAATTGGAACATGCTGTCGGAATTCTCTGACATTGTGATGCGTGTTTATGATCTAACCAAGTTGTTTGAACCGTATGTTTTATGTGTAGAAATTATACAATCTGGTCGTGTGCCACAAATATATAATGCTGTGACAGACAAGGAATGGTTAAGTCTGCAGAGAGAAAAAACTCCGAGTAAGCCAACCATTCGTTGTCCATATTGTGGTTCAATAAATGTGAAGCCATTGGGACTTTTTGATGGTGGATGGTCTGCAGTTGGAAACAATTGGAAATGCAAAAATTGTAAAAGCTATTTTTAATTTTCTGTCAGCTTATCCAGACGACGGACAGAACGTCGGTTAGAAAGATATTGATTTGCAATATCACTGGTTTCGCCAGTAACTGGCGGTGGTATAAGCTTACCGCAGCAGAGTACTGCCATTGTTTATTTACCTTGGAACATTCATTAAAAGCCCATACAATTACGGCCTATGTGGACTTCGAGGAAGGAAACCTTTTTGCATACGCGGGTGTGTGGCATCCTTCCCCTGTCAATTAAATCAGGCCTTCTGTTTTTCGTTTAAGATATCCAGAGTGTCTTTATAAGAATGAATGAGCTGAATAAGCTCGTTTGTAATACTGGCCTTGTCGATACCTGTTTGATAGGCCAAATCGTTGTCCAGACATTCCAGAAGCTCTTTGAACGGACCCGGATGAACATTCTCTGCGATCTGCTTATAGACATCCGTATTGGCGAAGAAGATTTCAATTTCATCCCAGTCCGGGTCACCTTTGGAGTCAGTAAGGGCCGCCGGGTATTCGAAATCCGGTGCATAGGCCTTTAAAACATAAAATTTAACGGCGATATCCTTTAATAAAGAATAGTAGTGGCCGTTCTGCAGCAGTACATTTTCTATATTCAATACGGTAACCAGACGCTGCATGGCTGTCAGTACCGGAGTAAATTCAAATTCATAATCTGTTTGGTTATAAGTATAAATTCCTTTCACAAAATAATCCTCCTTTAATGTTTCATCTGTTCTTTGATTTTGTCACCGGCAATAGCGGCTTTGGTAAAGCTGTTATTTTTCCACCAGGCCCAAAGAGAAGCAATGCCCGTGAAAGCCATGGTGATGCCTTCATAAATGGCATCTTCACTGAAAGGCAGTGGATTTTTACCGGCCATCGTCAGAAACTGGTTAAAAAGGGCTGCAAAGAGAACGGCTGTCCGTGCGATGGTTCCGGCAGATATTTTAGTCATAGTCAAACCTCCTTATGGAAAAAAGCACGGAGAGCGAAAATCGCTCCCCGTGAAATAAGCTGTTTATGCTTCTTCAAGAATAAGATCTAACATATCGTTGTCTTCGTTGACCATTAAATCACAGGTGATTGTGATTGTTGCCGGGTCACCGTTATTGGACATACCGATGCTCATGTTGGACTGAGGTGTTGCCTTGTAGGCGATGAATTTGTATGGTAAAAGTTCATCATCCTCTGTTTTCATGACCGTATCGCCGTAAACAGTAAAGGCTTTCGGGAAGGAGCTTCCCTTGACAGAAATTTTCTGTACTTTTTCTGTGATGTCTTTGACATAGTAGACGATCACTTTATCTCCGGCAGCAGCGCCTGTAATTGTTACAGTTTTTTCGGAAACAGTTGCTGCCTTTGCTGTGCCGCAGTCGTCGGCTGCATCAAATACATTGACAGAAGCGCCGGCAGATGGTGCTTCAGACAGTGTGACGATACCGCCTTCTGCGGCAGTCAGTTCTTCTCTGGCCATGAATTTAGCTGTTTTGGACATATCGCCGCCAGTCAGCAACTGATACAGTTTGAAGCTCTGCATCTGTGTTTCGATAGTGAGTGTGCCGCCTCTTTCACCGGAGAAGGCCACACGTTTCGGATGTCCCTTTCCACCATAGGCGAAGATGGTTTCACCTGTGATTTCTGTTGTGCTGACATTGGCATAATCCATGTTCAGGAATGGTGTTTTTGTTGCGTAATCTTCAAAAATAAGGTCACATACCTCTCTGTTTGCAAAAATATTTCCCATTTTAAATTTCCTCCTTGAGTTTTAAATTTCTTTTTTGTACCACTCATTGCCTTTGAATGAGTGTTTGTTGTTACCATAGGCAGCCACCGTCATTTTCTGAATGTCGAAATAGACGTTGGACTGCTCTTTTTTGAATTGTTCGTACAACTGGAAAACAGTTAAGTCCCAGATGTTCGTGAAGTTGATCGAGTTGCTTTTGACGGCCACAGCGGTAATCAGATTTGGAAGTTCCAGGTCTCTGTCCTGTCCGGACGGCTCAGAGGTGTTCCGGCGTCCTTCCTGAATCTTTTTCAGAATTTCCATTGCCCGTCGGTTTTTGACACGGGAGATATCAGCCTCTGTATCTCTGCGGGTGATGCCGCATCGCTGAAGAATCACATCACAGACCTCTGAAAAATTATCCGGGTGAATCATGCCGACAGGGATGGAAGCATCCTTCGTTTTATCTTTTTTATAAGTGAAAAATATCCGGTTGGTATCATTCCAGAGGACTTTTTCTTCAAAAAAGAAGGTGAACATTTCGGCATAGGATAACTGCAGGCGGGTATCGGAACGAAGAATATCAAATATGGGGACATCCGGTCTGCAGTAAGTCTGTGGTGTCATGAGAAGAAGGGCCAGATAGGTCTGATAACCCTTCCATGTAACTTTCGGATTCCAGATGTCTTTAAGTCTCGGAGAACAGATGTGCCCGATGCCATCCAGATAAAATGAAAAAGGTGAGAGGAGATCGGCATAATCCATTTTCATAGGCTCACCTACCTGAAATCCGGGACGGTAAATGTCATTGACCGTCCGATAAAGCTGCCTGTCACAAGGGAATCGACGGCCTGTAATTCCGGCCGGCCGATGCCAAACTGTTTGATCCGTTCTCTGGATAAGGTTTTATTCGAAGGGCAGAGAAGGGCTTCGGCTGCCTGAGCCATCATGTCGTATTTCAGACCGGAATATCCTTCCGGCGCCGGTGTGTAGAGAAGGCTGTCTTTATGACAAACCGGCTGAATGAGAATTTTGATGGTTTTGACGGCCGTGTTGGTTTTTGTGACAGATGTCTCAAAGAAAATGTAGCTGCCCGGTTCCGCTGAGGAAGTTTCGGTGAAGGGGTGGGGCAGCAGACGGCTTTTTAATGCGGCGGGGATATCCGAAATCTCGGTTTTGTAATTTTTGCCGAGAAGAAGCTGGCAGATGATATCGTCGCCGGAAAATAAGCTGTAGATACGGTCTTTGTATGTACCCAGTTCTTTTAACATGGCATACCTCCTTTGTGTCTGTTTATTTCTCTACACAGTAAGGAAAACGTGCAGGCATGGAAAAAGCCCTGAAAAATCAGGGCTTCGGAGGGTTTTCTGAATACGATTTTTTTCGGAGACGGGCCATCCGTTCACGGTCTTTGGCCATTTTCTGTGCTTTGGAGCAGTCGCTGCAGTATTTCTGATTATTGGTTTTTCGCGGATAGAGCCGGCCGCATAACGTACACCGGGAAAAGCGGCCTTCTTTATAATGATTCATGTATTCGTATCCGAGCTCCCGAAAATCATTAATATAGAGAAGCGGCGTGTCTTCTGTGCTGATAAAGTTCACACGGAGGTTGAGATTGTCATTTCGGCTGGAAAATGAAATCAGGCCGGAAGCTTCCAAATCATTTAAATAGAGAAATTTATCGGTCCGGTGCCGGACAGTGACCCGGGCGGCACGATAGATTTCCGGGATCGAAGCATTGACCCAGCTGTGGTTATCCGGAGAAATCAGGTTATGGAGTTTGGCATGACACAGCATGGTGAAAGCCAGCTTTTCATATTTAAGGCTGTTCAGATTCCGTATGGCAGTCAGTTCTTTTTGGGTGACGGCTACCGCCTCTATTTCTCTTAATGGATATTTTCCGGCTTTTTTGGAAATATCTTCGATGATATTTTCCCACAGGGCCGGAGAATCGCCAGGAATCGCCGAGATCATAAATTCCCGGAGCCGGACGGCGATTTCAGATGGTTTCAGTTTGTGTTTCCAAAAATAATATTTTGCCAGAAGAAAGAGCGTTGCGGCAGGTTTGCTGCCGCTGTCCCCCTTTGCGAGAATTTCTTCGGCCCGGCGGGCTTCATTTAATACAATGGTCATTTATGCGTCCTCCTTTATTTCATCCACGGAGATATGAATGGTTTTCATTTTAAAGTTCATGCCACGAAAATGGATATCGCCGTCATCGGCCGCTTCCGGATAGGAAATGAGACCGTTGTGGCGTTTCAGAAGATTTTTAATAAAAACCTCGCCGCAGATATCCCAGGCAAACTGTTTGCTGGTTTTGTTTTTTGAGTAACATAAGTCCAGAACGATATCGCACAGGGAATCTTCATTCGGACATTCTTTCAGACATTCCCGCTGAAATTCTTCCTTGAAAATATACCGTTGAATCTGCCGTTCTTCAGGCTTCAGCCGTTCACTTTTTGCAAACTGCATATAAGCGGAAGTTTCACGACGGTACCGTTCATAAATTTTTTTGATTTTATTGAAAAGCTGGGTGGAGTAGTGGACACCGCTTTTCAATATGGCATAATCGAAATCCGTTGGCTTTCCGGCTTTCGGTTCGTCAAACAGATCCTCGATTTTCCAGCAGATACGGTTCATGGTACAGGGCGATGTACCCAGAGGTATGCCTTTTTTATAAGCACGGATAAAAATTTCTTCCTCATCGGTACGGTTGGATTTATGAAGCAGTGTTTCAAGAGGCATACGGAACCGCATGAGGGATTTTTCGTTATTTCGTTTGATATAGTCTTTGTATCCGGCTTTTTCCGAAGGATATATGTACTGCATAAAATAAGGTTTTTTGTCGGCGGCCAGGATGCAGTTCTGCCATGTCTTTTTATCGGAAGTCCCCGAAGTCCGGCTGTACCAGGATTTTGGCATTGGCATGGCTTCAATGCCCTTGGTTTTGTCGATGCTGTTCTGCTGGTAGAGCTGTCCGCACTTGATGCGATAATCAAGAATCCGATATTCTCTGGAGCCTGCAGGAAAGCGGGAGCGGACTTCAAACATGGCGGTGATTTTGTTGGTCACTTCACCCACAGCATTGCCGAAGCTGTTCCGGTTGGACTGCATCCGGTCATCTTCTGTCGGAATACATTTCGGCGCTTTTCGCTGGACGCAGAGGACGGCGGGCAGAGATTCCGCCCGGTCAATGAGCAGCGGAAAGGAGGTATTGATGACGCAGTCCCCGTCTTTGTCCATGCCGTTCATGGCATCGGCACAGGTATCCCAACTATTGAAAATGGTCGGCGTCGTCATGTACTGGTAGAATTCATCCATTTTCCCGGAGTGGGCGACTTCCAGGATGCGGATGTTGTTGTGGGAGGTCATTGGGGCCCGGAAACTGGCAATTTTTTTTATATTTTTCCCGGACCAGTATTTGGAATAAATCTGACCGGGTTTTAAAAGTCCCGTGACTTCGAGGCCGAACATGGACTGACAGAGCGCGTAAGGATCTCCGCAGACGAGGGAGTAGTTGGCCGGTACATTTAAAACACCGACCTTGGCTGCATCAATCCGCTTATGGATCATGGTCCGGACCTGATCCCGGACATAGGAATCTTCCATGATCTCCGGCGCAATCATAAGCGCTGTGGAAAAGGAGGGACTGAGACGCCGGACTTTTTCTTCGGTAAGCTCTGTACCTGCAGTATAAAGGATGGTTTTACGGTAATCTCCGGAGAGAATGTCCTGAATTTCCCGGACGGTCGGCGCAATAAGCGTATCAATATCTTCCGGAGAAAAATCGTAGGACTGGAGAAACTGATAGTTCATGGTCCGCATATGTTCCAGCTCCCTGCCGGAAGCTTTGGTGATGGCAAAGGTATAGTGATTTCTTTTGCAGTTTTCCAGATAGGCATCGATGGAAGGGTAGGAATCCCAGAGCTTTAACATGGATTCAGTCAGTACCAGTTCGATGTTTTCAATATTATGGGAATAGCCCCATACATCCGTGACAGAAGTAATCCCATGGTCCCGGGCAAATTTCTGAAAATCGACTGGAAATACAGCGCCTTTGCAGAAGGCGTTTCGGATGACGCATCCGGGCAGCAGATAGTCTTCGCCGATATCCCTGCCCCATCGCTTCATCAGTTCCGGCATGGCAAGACCATAGCCGTCACTGTCATTTAAAGTCATTTCTTTATCATGGATGTATTTCATGCTCGGTTCCTCAAGCCCGGTATCGTCCAGTTCGATAATGTCCGCTTTAAAATGGGTGATACAGTCCGGGACAACGGCGATGCCTTCCGGCATGGATACGGGGGTGGAGGAACTGCAGACAAGAGCCATATAAGCCTCCAGTTTTGCCGGAGTAAAGGATTGGCCCGGGTCCCGGCCGTTATCGATCCGGCGCTTTAATTCGGGCAGCAGTTTCTCGTTGACAAAGACAATCGTGTTATTTTTGACACCTCCGGTCGTTGCAAGCAGGCGCCGGTAGGTAATATCGTTAATGCGGAATCCGTCTTTATAGATTTTTTGGTAGTCCCGGTCACTGTCAATAATGACACACACGTAATCCCTGATAAACTGATATTCATCAAGGGCTTCGTAAAGCTTTTGAATTTTGGGTCTTGAGACCGCCAGATTTTTTTCGGTTTTTAATTGATGAATCTGAGACCGGATTTCCCGGACGGCCTGCTCGGGCTGAAGGATACCGTTCAGTTCGTCGATGAATCGAAGCATCTGACTTTCACTCAGGGCAATCAGTTCCTTGTTTTCTCTGGCCTGCCGGACGGTGAGCAGTAAGCGCCACCGACTTCTGCGAAGCCGTGATGTATGGATTTTATAAACAAATCGTTGAAAGGTTGTATGTTTTGACAATAGAATGCCTCCGTTTCTGATTATAAAGAACTATTGTTCATGATAGTTTAATTTAACACTACAATTATCGTACTACGGTGACATCCGAATGTCAATGGTTTAATTTGACATTGACGTCAGTCTTTAAAAGGAGTAAGATAAATGGGAAGAAATCTGTGCAGACGGCAGCAGGCGGAAAGGGATTGAAAGAATGGAAAGTATCGGTGTGTTAGAGGAATTTTCCCGGCAGGATGAGCGGTGTTCTAAGATTTATAAATATATTCTCGGGCAGAACCCCATGCAGTATGAAGAAACCTATGGAGAACGCTTTCTTTTCTGGAGCGACCGTATGCTGCTGGATTTGATTGTCCGTAAGATGAAGTTTTATAAGATGTTTGCCCTTGGAAATACGATCAGTAAATATTCGGCTTTTTACCAGTACTGTGCGGATAAAGGCTACATTCGTTTTAATCCTTTTGAAAAAAGTAAATGTTTTACGGCGACGTATTTACTAAATGAAATTATGGAAGCAGGGAATGTTCCCTACTATACGAAAGATTATGTGGAAAAACAGTGTGGGGCTGAAGAACAGAACCGGCCCTACGACTTGTCTGTGGCGCTTTCCGTGTATGAAGGAATTCCCGATTATGTGTCTCTGTGCCGGATCAGGTATGCAGATGTGGATTTTAAACACCGGAGGATCAGGGGCTTCGATGGTCTGACATTATCGGAACAGTTAATGGACAGTTACCGGGAAATGTATAAAATGGACAGCTATGGGTTTTCAGGCAGTAAAAGAGCCTTTGATGATTCGGAAGGCTTCCTGATTCGGAGGATTCCCGGAAAAAACGGGGAGAAGGTATCGGAAACGGCCAACCGACAGCGGATTGCCAATCATATGAACCGGCTGGGACTGATTCGGACTGTTTTGTATGACTCGGGACTGATTCAGCGTATATGTGATAAAATGGGTGTGGAAAGCTTTGTGGAGCATATGATTCATGGAAACGATGTGGACAAGGTGATCCGTATTGAAAAAAATAAAGAACTGGCAGAAGTCCTCGGGCAGTTAGGGATTGGGATGTCTGTTAAAAATTTCGTTTATGATTATCGGGTCTATGCTATGTGCCTGAAATATGGACGGTTAAAGCTGTAAAGGCAGTTATATATAATTTTCTGATTGACAAGTGCCCGGGCCTGTACTATAATCAAAAGTATCAAGAACAGATGTTCGTTTTTTCAAGGGGTGCAGGTATGGATATCAAAAAAATCCTGATGGATTATGTGGGAAAAGATGTATATGTGTGTACTGAAGCAGCGGACGGCAGCCGGACAGAGTATGTGATTCACGGCTACAGACTGGTACGCAGTCCGGGACGGAGCGGTGATTTTTACAGGATTGTTTCCGGAGATTCAGAGGAAGTTTCGGCAGAGCTGGACCTGTCTGCGGAATTAACAGGGTATCATTTGGGGATATTGCTGGTCGATGTGGAAGCTAAAAGCGGGAACATGAATTATCATATGTTCATTGCCGATAGGATTGAAGACATATAAGAACTGTGCGCTTTTTCTGTGTCAGCCAGAAAAAGCGCATTTTACTGTTTTTCTTTGAAAATTGTAAAAAAAGTGGTATAATATCTGTGTTATATTATACAGGATTCACAAAGGGGGCAGTAGGATGTATCAGGTAACTGTACAGACATTTAACAAAAAGGGTAAAGAGATGGTTGACCACATTACAGTTTCATTGGGAGACATGGATGAGCCGGGGTATGACGATGCCATGCATCAGTTGACAGACCTGCTTTTTGGACTGGATGTGGATTATGATGATGTGGATGGCGACGGCGATATTGCGGTGGACGATATGCTGATTTCCGCGTCAGAGAATGAGCCCTTTGAGATGACACTTGAGGGGAAAAAACATATTTACAAAATATCCGGAAAAGAATAACAACATATGTAAGGTGCAGTCGAAAGGCTGCACCTTTTTTGTGCTGTGGGAAAGTTTTTGCAAAGTCGGAATTTGTCATTTTGGGTCGACCAACGAGAATTGCATCCGATATTGAAATCAACTATAATAAAGAAAATAACAGAATTTCTTTGTGGCTTCAGACCACATTTTAAACGGGAAATGTTCATTTCCTGTTATTTCCAGAATTTTTTATTTGAATATCTATTTTTTTGAGGAAAGGTGGGATGCCTTTGAGGGAGCTGTTTTGAACCCGTTGATTAATCAGCAGAGGAGGTAGAGTATGAGGAAATTTAGATGTTGCATAACGGGGATATTGATCGTAATTATGTGTGCTGCAGGCATTATGCGGCCTGTGTGCGCCGGGGCCGTAACACTGAACCGGCAGACAGAAGAAAGGACGATTTCGGAGACAGAAACAGAGCATCCGGAGGAAAGTGAGGCAGAAAGGAAAACGGCGACAGAGACCGTGAAAGAGATGGCGGCTGTGACAGAAACAGAGACCACGGCAGAAACAGTGGCCGTGACAACGGCGGC